AGCCAGAGACGATACGGCAGAAGTAGCAGGATGACCAATGCACAGCCCTCTCCGAGGATGACGGGGTTGAACATGAGGCCCGATGGGCGGCAGGGGATGTATTCGATTATCCAATCGAAGCCCAGAGATTGTAGAACAGCCAAAAGACTAGAAGCGCTGAAGCCAATGCCAAGGCCAATCGCAACCAGCCGTAGATTGGAGAGTTGGGTTCCGGCATAGAAGGCTCCGGCCATGAGGGCGTACTGCCAAAGAGTGCTGAGGGCGGTGTTGGGGTTGTCGACCCAGGTAAGGGAGTTGATGGCGTAGAGGGCGAAGAGGAGGCCGAGGGCTAGAGGGAGAGGGGAAGCGAGCTTTGCCTCCCCTCTCCAAGTAGTGAGTGGAAGGCCTGCGGACATGACTGCCCATCCAGTCGCTATCGCCGCCCCGGTTACGCCGGGGATGTAGGCGACGGGGATGAGGATGGACAACCAAAACATCAGCGGGCTCGACGACAGGAGACGGTGCCGTAGGTCCAGAGCGTCGAGGTGGCGAACGTCGCACCGGAGACGAGGTAGATGGTGGTGTTGCCGGAGAGGGATTGACGCGCAGGGCCTACGCGGAGGTCATGGCCCTGAGCCCCGGCGGATACCGGGACCACTTCGGTCGTACCTTCGGTGCCTTCCGTGCCGATGACGCCGTCGCTGGTGGAGAGCGAGGCGGATAGGGCCGTCGCGGTGGTGGTGTTGGACATCGGGAAGGCGATGATCCCTCGACAGTCCCAATCACCAGGGGTCAAGGCGACCGAGGCGATCGTAGTCGAGGAGTTGGTGGTGGCTTGACGAGCGTTGGCGAGGTTCTTCGAAGCGGTAATGAACTCGCCAACGTTGCCTGCGGCCGCGTTGTCGTTGGTGGTGGTGCCAGCGAACTGGCCTGCGGCTACTACGGAGTAGACCCAGTTCGTCCCAGAGACTGGGAAGATGGAGAACTTGCCGTAGGTGCCGCAGAAGGTGACGGAGTTGGAGGAGCCGTTGATGGTGTCGCCCGACTGCGGGGCGATGATCAGACAGGAGTTGGCTCCGCCGACGTTGCCTTGGGCGTCGATGATGTCGATGTTGGTGGTGATGTTAGTGCCACCAGCGTAGGGCAACGTCCAGGTTCGGTTGGTGGTGAGGGCAACGTTTGGGACAATGTTCTTGTCCGAGTTGAGCATTTGATAGTTGGCGTTGCCGACGTAGGTGATCGGCTGGACGGTTGCCCATGCCCAGGGCAACGCGACGGCGAGGCTAAGGGAGCCTGCAAGGCCGAGTGCTACAAGGAGTTTTTTCACTTTATTCCTCCGTGTATTCTTCGGTGATGTCCATCAAGTTGCCAGAGCCGGGGCCGGTACCGACTGCGGACGAGATGGCGAGGCATTGGGCGGCGCCCCGAAGGACGACGGCAGAGCCAGGGTGGTTGCCGAAGTCGATCAGGGTTTCCGCGTTGGACTGGGTGGTGGTCAAGTTGCCGAGGAAGATTTGGCCTGACCAGAGGAAACCGGCGGAGGTAACGATGGGAGTGCCGACGGTTGGGTTGGCGGTCCACGCGGTGGTGAGGGCCGTGCCTGCGGCGGAGTTGGAGTCGTAGGGGTAGCCGACGACCGCAGCGCCAGCAAAGGGCTGACCAGAGGCGATAGTGCCGCCGGTTGCTGCGGTGGAGGTTTTGAGGATTTGGAAGTCTGCATGAGCAGCGGTGGTTTGGCGACCCGCGATGGTGAAGCGGGTTACGCGGACGGTGGTAGTAGCGCTGCCGCAGATTTGCCAATACGTCGTGGGGGACGAGGCCACCACGAGGTTGGTCATCGAGAGGGAGTAGGTGCGCTTGATCGAGTCGAGGGGGATGCCCCAAGTGGTCTGGAAGTTGGAGTTGATCCCAGGCGACTGAGCGAGGGCGGCTACGCCAAGGGCGAAGAGCCCGACCCCAGCGAGGAGAAGAGATTTTCTCATCTGGGGCTCCTTAATTCGCGACCGTGATGCCGGCGGGGTACCCTGACAGGGTAGAGTTGACCGTGCCGGTGTAGTATTGGTCCATACGGTCGATGACGATGTTGGCTTCGACGGTACCTGCGGTCATTGTCGCGCCGCCGATGACGTAGGTCAGGCGAAGGAACCGAGGGATCGGGATGCCGTCTGGTGGACGAGGGAAGTCCATGTCCATGAGCCGGGCGCCCACCACGAGAGTGGCGAGGGCATAGGTTGGGGTGGTGTACCACGTCGCGAAGGAGAGTGGGGCGCCTGAGCCATTATCAGCGGCGCCCTGCAAGTTCACGGCGAGGGTACCAGCTCCGCCCGAGGTGAAGGTGGTGGTCACCTGCACCAAGAGCTTCATCGTTGGATCGTCGCCGATGCCGATGTCGCGGGCGCCTTGGCCAGAGGCAAGGACGGGGATGCCGGGGCCACCGAGGTCGATGATGTTGGTGGAGTTGTAGGTCCCAGCGATTTGGGCGAGGTTGTTCGAGGCGTCGAACTGGAGAAATGCATCAAGGATCATTTGCTGCTCCTTAGATAGCGGCTTCGTTGTTGAGGATTTGGTCACAGGTCCGACAGGGGATGCCCCGGAAGGTTGTGATCGGTTTACCGTCGAACTCTTCGATGCGGAGCAGGACGTTGGTTTTGTTCATGGCCTGGAGGTCGAGGTAGGTGCGGATGACACGGTTGCAGTAGATGACTGTGCGGCCCATGTTGGCGCGGACCTCGGGGGTATCAGAAGTCTGAATGGTACCAGCCGAGACTGGCTGGGTCGGGAGCTTGTAGATTGCGCGAACGATGAGATTGATAAGGTTCGCGGCGGAGACGCCCGTGAGTTGGGTGATATCGATGTTCGCGATCCGGGCGACGTAGCGCCAGTCGCGAAGCACATAGCCGATCTCCCACTTGAAGTGGTCACGGTAGGCCTGATAGGTGTTGCTCGACGAGTCCGTGACAGGCCACTCACCAATATCCCGGTGCTGGAGGCCGGTGATCTTTCCTTTTGGGAAAATGCCATGAGCGGTGTCATCGCCCCAGACGTGGACCCAGATGGAGGTGTTGGTGGAGGCAGCGCCGCCGCCAGAGAGGACGTTGTTCGCGGTCTGGGAGTTGGTGGTGTTCGAGGTCGAGTAGCGTGGCGACAGCCCGGTGAACCGTTCCGGGTTCACGAACTGGTTGCCGTAGATGAGGGTACCGGCCACTTGCTGAGACATCCCTTCAAGGAAGGCCTTAGTCTCCGAAAGCCGGAACTCCTGTGTATTACCGTTGAGGTCCGCGATGTCCTTGTCGATAACTGAATACGTCTCAAGGTTTCCACAAGCATCAACAATCTGCGCGGTCGTGGACTTAGCATTGGGGACGCCTTGGTTGAGCAAACGCCAAGTGGCCTGGGGCAGGCCCGTTCGAACGGTGGTCTTGTGACCGGTGGGTTGGTTGCCCTCGACGACCATCATGTCTTCGAGGACTTCATTGGTTTGGGACAGGAGTTCGATGATACGGGCGACCTTGAACCCGTCTTCGACTCGCTTGGCCCAATCGGCGTAGGTGAGTGAGAGGTTGCCAATCGTTGCCATTTAAGGCTCCTTGTTGCAGGGTTAGCGGCGATCGCTCGCCGTTGGGAGATTGGGCCACATGGCCGCTGCTGCTCCCGGCTCGGACCTAACTCCCGGTGCGGATTGACCGAACCTGCTAGGGCCATTGCCTGCAACATGCGTACCTTCGGTCAACTGCTTGGCGAAGAAGTCGTGAACGAGAATGAAGGCAGGGTGATTGCCTATCCCGCTCTCGTCCATCACCTTACGGTAGTCCGAGGCCAGCTTTGGATCAGGGATACTATCAAGCATCTTACTAATCCGGACGTTTACTTCCTTACCGTGGCCGAGTTTGCCACGCAGGTCAGGATGATCATTTGCTTCCTTTAACCAACCGGCAATTATATCCGCGCTGGCTTTTGCTGCGGCTTGTGCTGCCTGATCGGAAATTTCCCGATAGAAGTCAACGGCCTTCTGTGCACCTTCTTGAGAGAGGCCGAGGTCTTTGAAAAGAGCGTCGGCTTTGGTCTTGACCTCAGGGAGGATAGTGTAACCTTCCGGGAGCTTATAGTCTTCATACTTCTCCGGAGCGCCTGTGGTAGCCTTCTTGTCCTCGGCCTTGCCTTCGTCTTTCTTCTCGCCTTCGGCCTTTTGGTTGAGGACGGACTTGCCTTCATTGCTTGACTCGGTCTTCGTCTGGGTCGTGCCTTCGGATGTAGTCGTCGATGCCGTCGTCGTCGTCTCGTTCGACTTCGCCGTCCCCTGATCCGCTATCGTCCCGTCGGTCGTCCGAGCTATCCCGTCGGTTCCGGTTGTCGTCGTCTGTTCGTCCGCCATCGTTGGCCTCTCGCATCATGAAGATGAATTGGTCGGGGCAGGCGCGGAGCAGGTCTGCGATTAGCTCCAGGCCGATGTTCTGTTCGCCGAGTTGGAAGTTGGTCGCGGCGTCGTCGCCGGTGTAGGGGGTTTTGAATGCATGACAGCGGGCGATGAGGCGCCACATCCAAGCGCGGCCGTTGGGGGTGGTCATGATCATTGTGAGGACGCCGTCGTCCAGAGCGCGATCGGTCTTCGAGCGCTTCTGGGCGGCGCGGATCATACGCGTGTCGGAAGCATTGTAATCGGTCATGGTGCCTGGCCCGTGAGCTTAGTCATGAGCGAGCCTTGGCCAGGGGAAGCTTCGCTAAGGGACTTGGCGCCAGCGGCAAGCTTCTGCGCGGTATCGGCCTGAGCGGCGACTTGGGCCTGCTGTTGCTGTTGGGCGCGCTGGTCGCGGATGGCTTGGAGTTGCTGAGGCGAGCGGATTAGCTTGGGATCGTTGTTGTAGAGGAAGGAGATTTTGTCAAGGCCGTAGTCGATGTCGACATT